TAGTTTGAACGTCATTAATTCTATTTAAACGAAAGGATTCTTCTATAGGTTGAGTACATGTAGGGCATGATACATTATCAGTAAAGAACTTATGTTCCTTAGTAAGGGTTGATACTTTATTAGATATCTTACCCTTGAGATTGTTAAGTTTCAGTAACTTTTGACTAGCACCAGTTGCCTTTTCCTGATCTTCTATAAGACCAGTTACCTCTAAATCTAACTCTTCATTAGTAAGAACATATTCATCAGTCTCTCGAATTAAATTATTAATATTTACTTTATTCTTCTCTATATTTTGTTTTCCCATGTCTTCTAATTCAGTTATAAACTTCTTTTGCATATTCATTTTATCTTTTATATTATCTCTTTTCAAATCTAAAGAGTTAATATTACCCTTCTTTTGACGTATCTTATCTTTGATTAGATTATTCATTGCTGAAAAAATACGTATATCTAAGAGATCCTCAATAACCTCTCTTCGATTCGGAGAAGATAGTTGCATAAAGGGAACAAAGGAACTACTACCCAATATTACTATTTGGGTAAATGATTTGTAATTTAGTTTCAATATACCTTGTTCTAATATCTTTTGCATAGCACGATCATCTGCTTCTTTATGAAGTTCAACACCATTTACTATAATATTGAATATACTTGGTTTGATACCTCTCTGAACCGTATACTGCTTCGTATTAATACTAAAATCTATTTCTACCTGACACTCTCTTTCATTAACAGCATTCACTAACTGTGATTTATTGATTTTACGAAATGGTTTATTAAAAAGAACAAAAGTAAGTGCATCTAGGATTGTAGATTTTCCAGCACCATTTGTTCCAATCACTAAATTGGTATGATTACTTTGGAAATCAATCTCTGTCCAATGGTTTCCTGTAGAGAGAAGATTTTTCCATTTAATCTTTTGAAAAGTTATCATCTAGTTTTGGTGGTATAACAATGTCTTCAGATTTTATCACTGCATATCTATAATTATACATCTTACACGTACGAAATGCAAGTCCTTCTTCGATTTCTATAACTGATAAAGAACGATCTTCTTGTGCTTGCAACAACATTGCATACCTATCAGCATCATCCTCTTCTTCAAAAAAGAACAATACACTTTCACCATTTTGGTCTTGAACTGCGTAAGCACCTTGTGGTGTACTATTTTTACTTGCTAAAAGAAACATTATTCTACCTCACAGGCTTCGGAATATATCTTCTGTAGAATACCTTTAACTACGGATTTATCACAATCCATATCACTCTCATCAATATATCTATTTAAAATTGATATTGTATTCTCAGTTTCTTCAACTTCAAACTCCTCATTATCTTGTATTACAAAATTTTCTACTATCTTTAGTTCATGTACACCAACTGAATACAGTTTATCTAAGAATTTTTCAAACTTCTTCTGTTCAGTTTTCTTACGAACTATGACTTTGACTATCTTATCTTTATATTCACTAGCATCAAACAACTGATGTGGAGTATCTTCATAATAAACATTATAAAACATCCTATAAGGATTATCCACAGGAGTATGTTCTGTAGTCTCTGTATCAAATATATGAAATCCTCTTGGATCATTCACATCATTCCAAAACATTTCATATGGATTACCTAAGTAATATATTTTCCCATTATCAGATCTTGTATGATAATGACCAGAGTATACCTTATCAAACTTTTCAAAAGCATCTATATCCATACCATCTTCCATGACATGACCACGATGTGCTCTGAATCCATTTAACTCTAGATGACCCATTGCAACTTTTGATTTACTATTCTTGATTAGATCAAATGAACTTTCTTCATTTTCTGAATTGATCCAAGGTATAAGTAAAACATTTAGATTACCTAACTTTATTTCTTCTACCTCTGCATAAGTTTTTACGTTATCATACTGTCTCAATAATAAGTCAATAGTATTAATCTCATTTGTATCTTTATAGTATGCAGTATGATTTCCAACAACAGTATGAACTTCAATACCCATTTCATGAAGAACATCATAGTAATTAATTCTTGCCCAATCAATTGCCCATAGATCAATAGTTCTTCTATTATCAAAAGTATCACCCATATCAACGACAGTTTTGATATTATTTTCTTTTAGATAGGGAAAGAATATGTCCTTATAAAATTTTCCGTAATAATCATGCAATATCTTAGAACTCTTTCGAGCACCAAAATGCTGATCTGTAATAATTGCTAACTTCATTTCTTTTTCTTTGGATAATATTGGAAACCTTCGGTTTGCTCACGCAACTCGGATAATTTAAATGTAATCATTTTATCCCAAGGAGTATGTGAATCCATTAGAACAGCAGCCTTTTTACCCTGTATTCTCTGAACACATCCAACATATCCTCGATAGATTGAGTTTTCATCTATCACCTTAACTGTAGAACCTGGTAAAATCATCTATTATTATTTTTATAAGTAATATTATCTTTTATAGTATTATAATCAGAACTACTACCAGCAAGTGAACTATCATCTACAGTCATCACTTCATCATATCCAGACTTCTCAATAATCTTTGTCTTAATTTCTAACTGCTTCTTTTCTTTCTGAATTCTTCTTAGGAATGCATAGTGTATTATTTGAGTAAAGTACGCAAACGGATTCCTTGATTTCTCAGGATCAAAGTTATGAATATATTGTACACAGTTCTCAATACCGTCAGATATCATATCTTCACGAAACATATAGTTTACAAAGTTTGGTTTATATGACAGATGTGTAGCAATCTTTAAAAAACATTCTCCAAGATAGTTTGTAATGCGTGGTTTAGGTAAGTCATTCTCCTTTGCGGTAGCTACTTTTGCTCTATAAACAATCAGTGCCTCAAGCAACTGTTTATTGTTTACATAGTGTTCTGACTTTTTTCTTACCATTACATTTGATCTCAGTCTATGACTATATTATAACATACTTGACAAGTGTGTGCAAATCATGTACAATAACCTTTGTAAGGTTTGGAGGGATAGATATAGCTATGTATCCTTAAAGAGGTCTTCTAGCTTCTTACGAGCATCTTCTACGTTAGATATATACCCCATCTTTTTAGTTACTTCATGATTTGATGGTTCTTCATTTATAAATTCTCCAAAGTCAAAGTCACCTTCATCACAGTATGTTTGGTACATTGATATTATCATTTTATCTTTAACTTCACTCATAGTAATGATTCTATCATATTTTATGATGTAAATATCATCACCTGGTACTTCTAACCAAGGTCTTATTTTCATCATTTGTCCTCTTCCAGTAGATAGTACTTTCATTATTACAGGACTTTGCATAATGATTACTGGATCTTCCTCTGTATTGTCAACAGTAACCAAAGCAAAGATTTCTTCACCAGTAATTAGTTTAATTGTTGCGTGAAAATCTGATCCCATCATTTTTTAAGAGGTATGTTGACTATATCATAGTTGAAATTTTCTTCATTGTAAATCTTAATTCTTTCGATAAGATGATTCAATGTGTAATTTCTTCTAGACTTGTAACTGATATCATCAGCGATATCGTATAATGTTGCTTTATCTTTATTACTTCCCTTTCTTAATACTCTTCCAATTGATTGCAAGTTTCGTATTCTTGATTTTGACGGGGAAGCGAATATGACATTGTGAAGATTTTTAATGTTAATTCCAGTTGAGAAGGTGCCGTAAGAGGCAATAATGATTGCATTGTTTTGTGATTCAGTAATGGATCTTACGTTTTCTCTATCTTCTGTCGCTACACCACCATGAACAAAGAAGACATGGCGTTGGTCTATAATATTACTATTTATCAAGTTAAATAAAGGTTCTCCGTGCCCTTCTACTCTTGCAAAGAGTATGAGGGTATTTCCTTTTAGATCAAGTGCTAGATTCTTTATAAAATTATTTCTTTGATTATGAGTAATTATATATTGAACTTCATCTTCAAAAGTTTCAAATTTATTTGGTGGGTGTTTTAATAATAACACATTTATGTCTAAAGTTGCTACATGACCTTTCTTCATTAACTCATCAGTCTTGATAATCTTGTAGGAAGGACCAAATAGACCCTCCAATACCCACTTATGAGTTTGTGATCCACTTAATGTTCCTGTAAATCCGTAACGATACTTAGCATCTGCTAGTTTACTCATTATAGATACTAATGACTTTGATTTAAACTGGTGAGCCTCATCCCCAATCACAACAGAGAACCTATCAAAATACTTTCTGGGGAGTTTG